ACATATAGAGGTGAGACTACTGGCGAAGGTGGATATGTTTATGCAGAACCAGGTATGTATGGCAATGTGGCATTACTGGATATTGCGTCCATGCACCCTTCAACTATAGAAAACTTAAAGATGTTTGGGCCATATACTAAAAACTTTAGTCAAATAAAAGAAGCGCGTATAGCAATTAAACATAAAGACTATGACAGAGCCAGAGAAATGTTGGATGGCAAACTTGCTAAATATTTAGATGACGAAAGTATGTCAAAGGATTTATCATATGCGTTAAAGATAGCGATTAATATTGTTTATGGTTTAACATCAGCATCATTCGATAACCCATTTAAGGATCCTCGTAACAAAGATAATATTTGTGCTAAAGCAGGAGCATTGTTTATGGTTGACCTAAAACATGCTGTTCAGGAGAAAGGATTTACTGTTGCACATATTAAGACAGACTCAATTAAAATACCAGATGCTACTCCAGAGATTATAGATTTCGTTATGGAGTTCGGTAAGAAGTATGGCTATACATTTGAGCACGAGGCGACTTATGATAAGATGTGTTTAGTTAATGATGCCGTATATATTGCAAAATATAAAGATGGCACTTGGACTGCTACCGGAGCACAGTTTGCTCAACCGTATGTATTCAAAACTTTATTTAGCAGAGAACCTATTGTGTTTGAAGATATGTGTGAAACTAAAACTGTTAAGTCTGCTATGTATTTAGATTTAAACGAACATTTGGCAGAAGGAGAACATAATTATCACTTCATAGGTAAAGCTGGATGTTTCACTCCTGTGCTACCTGGCTGTGGTGGAGGAGAATTAATGAGACTCCAAAATGATAAGTACTATGCTGTAACAGGTACTAAAGGATATAGATGGATGGAATCAGAAGTCGTTAAAGCTTTACAAAAAGAAGACGACATTGATAGGAACTACTATAATGAATTAGTGAATCAGGCCATTGCTGATATATCTGAGTTTGGAGACTTTGAATGGTTTGTTGCTGATGAAGAATATCATGGAAAACCAAAAGCCCCATGGCAACTACCATGTGGTGAAGAAAAATACAAATCTTGTACTGAATGTCCTAACTTGCACAATGACCAATTCCACTGCGATTGTGGTTTAGGGTTTGATGTGAGTGATGTGATTTTGAAAGGAGAATAATAATGGTAAAGAAAAACATAGTTATAGAAAATGCGAGAATAGGGTTCCGTAACTTTAGCGGTAAAGAAGGTAAATTTAATCCAGCTGGGCGTAGAAACTTCTGCGTCTTCTTGGAAACAGATTTAGCTAAAGAATTAGAAGAAGATGGTTGGAATGTTAGATGGCTTCAACCTAGAGATGAAGCTGAAGAATCACAAGCATATTTACAAGTAGCTGTGAGCTTCGATAATATTCCTCCTAAAATTATATTAGTTACTAAGAAAAGTAAAACTCCTATGGATGAACAGTCTATTGATATTCTTGACTGGGCTGAGATAGAAAATGTGGATTTAATCATTAGACCATATAATTGGGATGTTAATGGTAAAGGCGGAGTTAAAGCATATATTAAGACAATGTATGTAACTATTGTTGAAGATGAATTTGAAGAAAAATATTATGATGTTCCCGATTCAGCGGCTAACTCATTAGAGAATGGCGATTAATCTTTATGAGCATCAGAAGATAGCAATTGAAAAACTAAGATCTGGCTCCATCCTTAGAGGTGGAGTTGGGTCTGGTAAATCAAGAACATCTTTAGCCTATTATTTCCTCAAAGAGTGTGAGGGTGGAATAAAAACAAATGGCAAAGGTGATTTCACTCCAATGAAAAAGCCGAAAGATTTATATATTATTACCACGGCTCGAAAAAGAGACACACTAGATTGGGAACAGGAATGTGCTCCCTTTGCTCTCTCGAAAGACAGAGATGCTAGTTTCTGCGGAGTTAAAGTTGCTGTCGACTCATGGAATAACATTGGTAAATATGTGGATGTTAAGAATGCGTTCTTTATATTTGATGAACAAAGAGTTGTTGGGTCAGGTGCATGGGTAAAGTCATTTCTCAAGATTACAAAAAGTAATCGATGGATATTATTAAGCGCGACACCTGGCGATACATGGATGGATTATGTACCCGTGTTCGTTGCCAATGGCTTTTATAAAAATAGAACCGAGTTTATAAGAAGACATGTTGTGTATAGTAGATTTTCTAAATTCCCAAAAATAGATAAATATATTGAAACCGGAAGATTACAGAAATTAAAAACTATGATAACAGTAGAAATGCCATATGCAAAACCAACAACACCACATGATGAAGATGTTATAGTTAAATATGACAAAGATAAATTTGATAAGATTATAAATAAGAGATGGAATATATTTGAGAACAGACCAATTAAAGATGTTAGTGAATTATGCTTCGCTATGAGAAAATTAGTTAACAGTGATATGAGTAGAATATCTGCTATTAAAGATTTATATCTTAAGCATAATAAATTAATAGTCTTTTATAATTTTAATTATGAGTTAGAAATGCTGAGAGAATTTTGCAAGTCTAATAAAATTACATATTCAGAATGGAATGGGCATAAGCATGAAGTTATACCAAAAACAAAAAAGTGGATATATCTTGTTCAGTATATGTCTGGTGCTGAAGGATGGAATTGTATCGAGACAAATGCTATTGCCTTCTTCTCGCAAAACTATTCATATAAAATTATGGCTCAGTCTGCTGGAAGAATAGACAGGCTAAATACTCCATTCACTGATTTATATTATTACCATTTAAGATCTAAGTCATATATTGATCAGGCAATTCATAAAGCATTAAAAAACAAATCGGACTTTAATGAAAATAAATCTATTAAATTTTAGCTCGCGTGAAAAACATATGCTATAATAGAAAGGGATAGAATGTGCTTACACTTATCCCTTTTAATATTTTTGTGAGGAGGCATATTTATGGCTAAAAAAGAAAATGATTTTCAAGCTGGGCTGATTAAGGAAATTAAAAATATGTTTCCTGGTTGTTATGTTCTAAAGAATGACCCAAACTATATTCAAGGCATTCCTGATCTACTTATTTTATTCAAAAACATGTGGGCCGCTTTAGAATGCAAGCGAAGTGAAAAAGCAAGTCGACAACCAAATCAAGAATATTATGTACAAGAACTTGGTAAGATGTCGTATGCAAGTTTCATCAGTCCTGAAAATAAGGAGGAGGTATTAGATGAACTTCAACAAACATTTAAACCTAGAAGGTCAGCACGCGTTTCTAAGTGCAAGTAAACATCATTGGGTAAATTATGATGAAGAAAAACTTAGCAATGCGTATATTAAATTTCTGGCCACACAAAAAGGAACTGAACTTCATGACTTTGCATGTAGATGTATTCGTCTTGGAGTCAGACTCCCTAAGAGCCAGAAGACATTAAATTTATATGTTAACGATGCAATTGGTTATAAGATGACACCAGAGCAACCATTATTCTATTCTGATAATTGTTTTGGAACAGCTGATGCTATATCCTTTAGACAAAATATGTTAAGGATTCATGATTTAAAAACAGGTGTATCGCCAGTTTCAATTCATCAGTTAGAAATATATGCAGCTCTATTTTGTTTAGAGTATCATAAGAATCCTGCTGATATTGGGATAGAATTAAGAATATATCAGTCGAATGAAGTTCTAGTCCATCAACCAGAATCTGATAGAATAAAATACATAATGGACAAGATTATAGTATTCGATAAACGGATTGAAAAACTGAAGTTGGAGGAATGATATTATGGATGAACTAAAACATTATGGAACACCTCGACACTCGGGAAGATATCCGTGGGGGTCAGGTGATGATCCTTATCAAAGAAACAAAAGTTTTCTAGCTTATGTTGATGATTTAAAAAAGAAAGGTATGAGTGAAGTAGACATAGCCGAAGGACTCGGAATGTCTACAACTCAATTAAGAGCTAAAAAATCAATAGCGAAAGCTGAGCAAAGAAAAGCAGATGCTGCGCAAGCATTAAGATTAAAAAATAAAGGATATTCTAATGTCGCCATTGGGGAAAGAATGGGCATTAATGAATCTTCTGTTAGAGCATTATTAAATCCAGCACTACAAGAAAGAGCTGATTCTGCTAGATTAACAGCTGATATTCTTAAAGATAATATTGAAAAAAGAGGATATATAGATGTCGGTGTTGGCGTAGAAAGATATTTAGGCGTTAGTAGAACTAAATTAAAGACATCTATTGAAATGCTTAAGGAAGAAGGATATACTGCGCATTATTTAAATGTTGAACAATTAGGTACTGGTAAGAAAACTAGTCTCATGGTATTAGCCAAACCAGACACAACATATCAGGAAGTATATAAAAATAAAGATAAAATATCTGTTCCTACTGTTGTATATGATGAGAATGGCGATAGAACCAGACTTGGTATTTTACCACCAGTTAATATCGACTCAAAAAGGATACAAGTTAGGTATGCAGAAGATGGCGGAACAGATAAAGATGGTGTTATAGAGCTTCGTAGAGGCGTGGATGATATTTCTCTTGGTAATGCGAAATATGCACAAGTTAGAATAGCTGTTGATGGCACACATTATTTAAAAGGAATGGCTATGTATTCTGATGATATGCCTGATGGTGTAGACATTATATTTAATACTAATAAACATAACACAGTGTCTAAAATGGATACATTTAAGAAAATGAAAGATGACAATGATAATCCATTTGGGGCAACTATAAAAAATGAGAACGAACTTATATTAGCACAAAGGTTTTATGTTGATAAGAATGGTAAAAGACAACAATCAGCTTTAAATATAGTTAATGAGGAAGGTAATTGGGGTAATTGGTCTAAAAGTCTGTCATCTCAAATGTTATCTAAACAAAATGAACACTTAGCTAAAAAACAATTGGGCATCGCTTTCAACATTAAGAAAGAAGAATATGATGAAATAATGTCTTTAACAAATCCTATTGTTAAAAAGAAATTATTAGACTCATTTGCTGATGATTGTGACTCATCTGCTGTTCATTTAAAAGCTGCTGCCTTACCTAGACAAGGCTCGCATGTTATATTACCATTCCCTGATATGAAGGAGAATGAAATATATGCGCCTAATTATAGAGATGGTGAAACTGTTGTACTTATTCGATATCCTCATGGAGGTAAATTCGAAATACCACAATTAACAGTAAATAATAAACATGCTGGAGCTAATAAAGTAATACATAACGCTAAAGATGCTGTTGGTATACATCCAAAAGTAGCAGAAAGATTATCTGGAGCGGATTTTGATGGCGATTCTGTATTAGTCATTCCAAATAATAATAAGCTTATTAAAAACCAAGCGCCTCTTGATGGTTTAAAAGATTTTAATCCTAAAGAAGCATATCCTGCTTATGAAGGAATGCCTAAAATGACTTCCAGAACAAAAGGATTAAAAATGGGTGACGTTTCAAATCTTATTACTGATATGACCATTAAAGGCGCTCCACCAGAAGAATTGGCCAGAGCCGTTAGACATTCGATGGTTGTTATTGATGCTGAGAAACACAATCTTAATTATAAACAATCATTCATAGATCATGGTATTGGCGAACTTAAAAAGAAATATCAAGGCGCAGCTGATGCTGGTGCATCTA